TTCGCCCGTGACCTGGGGTTCGTCGATCGTGGGGTCAGGCATGTCCATGGACTTTCACGCATTCCAGGCAATCAAGGTGGGAGACCAAAGCCGCTGAGCGCAGGCCACAGCGGTGACCCGTGCATCCGCAAGCGGCGTCCCGCGAGCGGTACAGACAGCCGTGGATGATCTGAAACAGGACCAGGGATTCGGCCAGGGGGATCGGGACGGGGCCGGATGGAATCAGGTTCGCCTCAGCTAGTCTCAACTCGGCATGCCGCCGCTGGACGGGGTCAGCCGAGACCAGCCACTTCTTGAGTGTGGCTTCTAGCTCCAAAGTCATTGTGTGAAACTCACTGTGCCGCCAACGGGGTCAGCCAGATTTCCAGTGTTAGAACCAAGTGTTCCAGTCCATGCGATTGCACCGCATGTCACCGAGATATTTCCTGATGTCGTAAAATAGGATGTTGATGTTCCGCCGCCCACAGCCGCGCAGGAACATGAGCCATACTGCCATGTAGGGGATGAGCACGACTGTTCAAAGTGGTATCGGTTGATTTTCATGACCCCGCTTGACACGCAGGTTATGGCATATCCGTAAGCTGGAGTTCCCGCTTGCGACCCTGTGTGGCAAGCCACGGCACCGCCCGAACAATTGGCCACTGGTGACGTGCTAACAGCGCATAAGCTGGGCGTCCACCATGCTGACCCATTCCAGGTCGCCATGACATTGGTATAGTTCGCATCGGTAACATAGAGCGGATTCTGAATCCCGGATGATCCGCATGTCGAGCAATTGACGCACGTTATTCCAAGCGGCATCGTGAAAGTTACCGTGCTCGCTGGTGGCGCAGGCATTGTGCAGTAGGTAGGATTGGGATTTGTCCAGAGGGGAAGCGTCCAGGGTATTACTATGTTCCCACCGGAAATACTGGGAATCACGGTTTGTGTTTGATAGACTGTGTATGCGTTGCTTGATCCGACAGGAGCATAAAGCACTGGCCCATTGATCGGACTGTTTCCCGGTCCACAGCATGCAAGAAGCAGGCGGTAAGCAATGCTAGTCGTGATTGTGCCATCGCTGTGGCAGGCCAGTGCCCAGTAATAGTTGAAGTTTTGCGTCCCTGACACGCACGCACCGGTGTTGACCGGTCCGCTGGCAGTCCGAACAGAAGAGCAAAGACGCCCTGAAAATACTGCTGGACACGTCGTCGAAAGTGTTCCTGAGCCATTGCTATCGACGAATGTCACCGCTCCTGACAGCGGGTAAGTTCCGCACGTGGATGTTGACGTGGCGACACAGGGTGCCCCACCGCACCCACAGGCCCCGATATCCCATGTGTCAAAACAGCTCATACTCAGCAGCTCTGCGAGATCGCGCTGTAAGTGCCGTCGGGGTTCAAGCCGAGCATGATCGTTTTCGTGACCACAGTCGCCGCCTGCATTTGGTTGTAAACTGTCGCGTTCGTGCTCACCGCGACCGTGGCCCCCGCGACGAATGCGTTGACCGTGGCCCCGGTGACGTTGCCCCCAGCCGATATGACTACGCCGACCATGGAGAAGCAGAGTCCGCCGCCGCCCTGGCCGTTGCCGCCGCCCTGACCTTGGAGGGCCTGGAGTTGGTTGTTCAGGGCTGCGACCTGCGCTTTGAGGAGCTGGTGGTCGACGATCAGCCGCTCGAACCGCGCCTCGAGTTCCTTGAGTCGTACGGCGGTCGCGTTCACTGGGGAACTCCCCCCTCCGCTCGCATCTTTTCCACGGCCGCCCGGTTCTTGGCGGATTGAGCTTGCGCTTCCGGGGTTGCCTGGGATTCCTTGTCGATCCGGTCCAGGTCGGCCGCGCTGGGCGGGGGTTTGTTGATCGGATTGTCTAACGCTTCGTCGAGGGTTGGCACATAAGGCTTCCCGGTGACGCTTTGGCCAGCCTGCTGAGCTGCCTGGCGTTCTGCGTCAATCACGCCCTGCGCTTCGTTGGGCATCGCTTGCTTGTCTTGGTAGTGCTTGAGCCATTCCGCTGGCGATGAGGGTTGACCTGACGGTGTCGCCGCCGCCGCGGCTGCCGCCGCCGGTGCTGGCGGCCCGTAGCTTTCCATGTAATGCTCGGGATTGGTTGGGTCGGTGACTCGGGTCGCTCCTGGAGGTGGTGCCATCAAATCGACACCGCGAGAATTCCCGGCTGCCGGCGGCGGTCCTGTCGCCGATACCGGTTGCTCCCATGATTCGTCAGGAGCGTCCCAGCTCCGGGACGATGAACCTGAGGAGGATGCGGGCCCACCGGAGGGGGAGGCCGCCTGCCCGAGCCCTGCTTCGGGATGGGTGGGCATCGCCACACGTGGGCTCTTTCTGCCCCCGCCGCCGCCCGCCCCGCCACCGCCGTCGATTTCGTCTAACCCTTCAAACAGACCAATTTCGTCTAGCCCGTCCGCCGCTGCGTTGTGCTCGGATCCCGTGAGTCCCGCTATTCCCTTGCCCCACGCCTCGGCGTGGCCCGCCCCGAACGCGCCGCCGAGGGCCTGGCCCGTGGTGGGTGGCCTGGTGAAAACCTCCCCGGTGTACTTCGCTTTGCGATTCGTGAGGTGCAGCGTGGTGATGTACGACGAGCCTTGACCGCCCCAATTGAACGTGACGTCGACCGATGCGACCGGCAGCCCCGCTGGCATGGGCGAGGTCTGGAGCGTTTCCCAGCCGGTCGTGTAGCCCTGGCCGGTGATCGAAACCGACGCCCCAGGTGTCAGGTAGGTTGTGGCTAGCCCCAGATAGTTGATCGACCCTTCGACCACGACATCTTTGATGGCGTCGAATTGCTCGGCCGCAAAGATCGGGATATTCGCGTTAGTGCCGTACTCTGTCCAATCGCGCAAAGTGATGGTCTTGGTTCGCTCGATACCCTCGACCGAATAGAGCGTGCCCGCATAACTGCCGACGGATGGCACCGTGATTGTCAAGTCGCCGGTGGCGATCGGCACGAACGCCATGACATTGCTGGGCGGGGTGACAACGCCGCCGCCATAGACCAGCGCGGTCGGCCTGGGGAAGCTGATCGTCCCGCTCTCGGGGTCCACCGTGATTGAAAAGTCGCTCTCCTGATAGGGTGCCGAACCGCTGGCGGACCAAAGGACCATGCCGGTTGCCGCCGACGTGAGTGCCGCCGCCGTCCCGTCGACGTTGCGATACGCGAACGGGTAGGGAAAGTAGTTTTGCAACAATGCGCCGACCCCAGCCTGGGTGGCAATGTAGCGGCGATAGACCACATTGCCCATCTGGGAGCTGAACGTGAGGAAATAGCTCGTGTAGGTGGTCGCAGGCAGGGGGGGGCTGACCGTCAGCGTACTGGCACCGCTGGTGGTCGAGGTGTTGGCGATGACCGATGTCGAGAACATCTGGGCGATGCCGCTGCCGAATGCCTGCGAAACTGTAAGGACCGCGTGCAGCCCCGAGCTGCTCTGGTCAAGCTGATCCGAGGTAAGGACAAGCGAGGTGTTGAACGACTGAATCACGACCGAGGTCGTGCTCGAGCAGGTACATGAGCCCTGGTCTTGCCCACCCTGGAGAGATTGGGTGACGAAACTGTGGGGATCATAGGCCGCCGCCGCCGCCGCGCTGGTCGTGTACGAGCCGTAGGCGAAGTCCGGGTACAGGCCGCCCGTGTTGACATTCACCCCGCCGGTAAGCGCGCTGTTGTAGACGATCGTCCCGGTCGCCGCGGTGGGCAGAACCGAGAGCGTGATCCCCGAGATGTCGGTGTCGCCCCGGACGATGAGCTGGCTGTAGGTGTCGGACAGGTCGCGGTGCAACTGCGGCATCATCCACCGGTTGCCGTAGGTCCCGTCGGGTTCCGCCCCGCCCGATGCTGGCTTGCCGAGCGTGACTGTGTAGTCGGTTGTTACCCGCTGGTCGAAGACCCGGATATTTCCTGTGGGGTCGACCCAGAGCCAGTGATTGGGGTGACACGATTGGATGATTGATTCCACCGATTGGAGGAGTCGCTCCCCGCAGAATGTCATCACGAAAGGAGGAATGACGGTGAGTGCCGCGAGGTCTGTGATCGTCACCGAGGGCAGGGTCGAAATGATGACGGCGGGCGGGGTAGAGTATCCCGCACCGGCGCTGACCTGGGTGAAGCTGGATACCGATCCCGCCGTCAGGTTCGCGGTGTAGACGGCCTGGGTCGTGCAGGGTCCCACGATCGTGACCGACGGCGGGGTTGTACCGTAGCCCGAGCCGCCCGTGCCCAGCACAAGCCCTGAGATCGTGCCGTAGGTCGCCAGCGTGTTGCCTACCGTCATGGTCGCCGATGCCGTTGCTCCGCTGCCGGTCGACGTGTAGTTGCCGATTCCGTAGGCTTGCAGCGCCGCCGCATTTTCGGACATCGACAGCACGTCCAGCACGGCTTGTCCGCAGGTCCGCCCCATCCGCGAGGGCAGGGAGTTGATCGCGTTGCTCGGCATGTTGAACTGCGCCGAGTCGCTGAGCGTGTTCGAGTCGGTAACCGGCACGTACGTACCCAGGTTTTCCAGACCCAGCGCCCGATAATCGCGTACCCAGCCCAGCTCCGAGTCATAGCGGTCGGTGTAGCCGACGATCGTGCCGCTGAAATAGGTCGTCCCGGGATAGCTTGACCCGTTCGACCATGAGCATGACAGGCCGCTCCACGGGTCCGGCAAGGCCGCCAAGGCGCCCACAATGCGCGAGAACTCCAGCTCGCTGATGCCACCGCGAGTGTACGGTGTGCAGCGATCAAGGGCGACGTCCCACGTCACCATGTTGATCTGGGAACCGTTGATCGTGAGATAGTCGGTCATGGATTGCCCGTCGTGTTTTGCGCGCTCTTCTGCCTGTC